GGTCTTTGTGACAGTTGCTTACGACCATTGTATGAACGCAATGCAGTAAAACAAGGACCAACTGATAATGGAAACGGCGAATATACTTTAAACCAAGTAGCAGAATTTGAAAAGAAATTTAGAGATACTATTGTAGAGGATGTTCAAAACAATAATCCTTTATCGCAATATGTTACTAGATATCCCACTTTTTATGATACAGTTAAACAAATTAACCAAGACTTTTTTGGTAGAGCTTATGTAAGAGATCAATTGCCTCAGTATGAGGTGCTTAACGAAAGATTAAAACATGGTCCTATTACTGCTTTAGAGTGGGCTTCTTTTATGAAAAGTAGCAACTATACTCCAGCATCAGCCATAGAATCTAGTAATGCTAAAGGATCTAGATTTTTAGATGAGCTTGACAAATATTATAACGGAGATTTTTCTGATAGTATATTAGGCGGGTTTTGTGGATTGTTTAATAGCGTGTTTGGTGCTATTAATTCTTTCTTTAATATGCTTAATAAAATTGATGGCTTTATTCAAGATGTATTTGCTTTTATTAGAAAAATTAAAAACATTAAGAATGAATTACTTGCAGCGTTTGAAGCACTTAAAGTTAAAGCAATCATTGAAGCAATCAAAGAAAAAATCGGCGAAATGGTTAAGCAAGCTATTCAAAAAGTTTGCCAATCAATAGCTAACTTTGATGTATCAGCTATTATTGGTAAAAATCTACCGGTAGTAACTCCTGCACAAATTAAAATTGCAACGGATGCCGAAGAAAAGAAATCAGCATTGCAAAATATTTGTGGTGATGAAAACGCTGACAAAATCAAAGCTAAGATTCAAGGTATTATTAACTATGCTGTTGGCCTATTCGAAAACCCATCCATAGAAGAAATCTTTATGCTCATAGCTCGTTTATGTGGCATGGCTGCAGGTATTGAAGGTTTATTTAAAAAGCTTAAAGATCCATTAAATGATTTCGCGGATCGTTATGACGAAGTATTTAATACTCTTTCAAACGTTTCTAATAGAGTTACCGGTGAAGCAGTTAGAGCAGGCGCAATCAGAGCTGAAGAAGAAACAAGGCAAGCTTTAATAAATATAGCAAGAATACCATGGCATGGAATTACTGACGATCACCCTGAAGGAACAAACAATAATCCTGTTCCTCCTACAATAGAAGATATTAATGGAGTTCCAAGCTGGTCTGAAATAAAAGATAATAACCATCCTAATTTACGAATTAGAGGTGGGTGGACTACTAATATGATACCAACTCACGAAGGCTGGACTAAAATGGATCCGGATGTAAGGTTAAAAATTATGCAGCTACAAAGATTAGCTAAAGATGCAGGAATTATTAGTGGCCCACTATATTTAAATAGTGGCTATAGAAGTCCGTACTATAATGCAATCATAAAACCGCCGGGTGCTAAAGCATCGCAACACCTCAAAGGCACTGCGTGTGATTTGAGGTGGGATGGGTTTAATCCTAGAGGAAATGATTTAAGAGAATTTGTAAAATTAGCGCAAAGCGTAGGATTCAAAGGATTTGGTTACTATAACAGTTTCCTTCATTGCGATATTGGACCAGCAAGGTCTTGGGATAAACGAGGTTAAGAAATGGTAGCTAGGTTATTTACACCTAAAACTAAAAAGGTAACGATTTATTCGGACTTCAAGAAAAATCTTGAGGTTAGCCCTTTGTCGCAAGATCTTACTTTAAATAAAGACGAAGATGCAGTAAAAGAATCAATTAAAAATTTAATTCTTACTGATCGTGGCGAACGATTAATGCAGCCAAACTTGGGTGGTAATATCCAAGCCATGCTATTTGAAAATCTTACTCCTTCAGTTCTTAAACTAATAGAAGAAAACGTAAGAACAACAATTAACCTATACGAGCCTAGAGCAGAACTCCAGGACGTTACTGTAACATCTAACATAGATGACAACGCAGTGAAAATACGAATTACTTTTTACATCAAAAACGTAGAACAGCCTATCGACCTTGATGTATTCATAGAGAGGACTAGGTAAATGGCCAAGTTAAACATTTCAGAATTAGACTTTGAAGAGATCAAAACTCAGTTTAAAACTTATCTGAGGAACCAAACTCAATTCAAAGATTATAACTTTGAAGGGTCGAATATGAGTGTATTCTTGGATGTGTTATCATATAATACATTCCAAAATAACTTTTATGCTAACATGGCAATCAATGAGATGTTCCTTGATTCAGCTGTTCTTAAAAACTCAGTCATGTCACACGCTAAGGAATTGAATTATGTTCCTAGATCTCGTAGGTCGCCAAAAGCTGTAGTGACAACTACTATTACTGATACAAGCATTGCAGGGCAGACTATTACTATTCCTGCTTATTCTCAGTTTAAGACTAACTTCCAAGGCCAAACATTTAATTATGTTACTGATAAAGCTTACGTTGCTCGTAAAACCGCTCCAGGAACGTTTGTTGCCGAAAATGTAGAAATCTTTGAAGGTGAGATGCTAGCAAGCTTTGAGAGAGAAGGTTACTTTATTGGTGACGACGGAGTTCTTCGCGTTATCCTTTCAAACGAAAATGCTGATACAGATTCAATTGTAGTATTCGTAGATGCCGAAGCAACAGATAACGAAAACGTGTTTATTCGTAAAAACGATATCTTTGGTGTACAGCCTTTAGATAAAGTATTCTATGTAGAACCATATTACGATGGTCGTTACGTTATCTACTTTGGCAATAATAAATTTGGTATACAACCAGAAGTTTTCCAAGACGTTCGTGTAAGATATCGTATTACTTCAGGTCCTGAATCTAATGGTGCAAATACTTTTGAGTTATTATTAGTATCAGACACCGCTCAATCTAGTACAGTAACTATTGAACCTGCTGCAGGTGGTGCTGAAAGAGAAACTTTAGAAAGTATTAGATATTACGCTCCTAAGTCTTTGCAAATTCAAGAAAGAGCTGTAACATCTAAAGACTATGAAGTTATATTACAACAGCGTTTCCCAGAAATCAAAGCGATTGCTGCATACGGTGGTGAAGAACTAGATCCACCTCAATTTGGACGAGTTGCTATTTCAGTTTATCTTGGCGAAGGCCGAGAAGGATTATCAGAAACTATTTCAGCTTCTTACATTGATTACTTAAAAGATAAAAGTCCAGTTGCGGTTGAACCTACATTTGTTAAATCAGAATTTATGTACGGTTGTGTTAACGTAGATGTTAACTTCAATCCTAAAGTTACTGGCAAATCAGCCGGTCAAATCGAAAATTTAGTTAGATCTGCTATTGAAAATTACAATACGTCTAGTTTGGATAACTTTAATGTTACTTTAAGACTTTCGAAACTTTCTAAAGACATCGATGCATCCGAATCTTCTATTGAAAGTAATAGTTTATCAGTATGTCCTTATGTAAGATATTCTCCTGCTTTAAACCAAGCTGAATCTCCATCATTTAAGTTTTATGCTGAATTAGTTAAACCTTATCCGTTTAAAGATTCAAATGGTTTTACTGATTATAAACCAGCAGTTAAAAGTAGTGTATTTGAATATAACTTTGTTGATTCATTCTTCCAAGATGATGGCTTAGGAAACATTCAAATTGTAACATCCGATATTGTAAACCCGCAGGTTGTAAATCCCATTGCTGGTAAAGTAAACTATGCTACAGGCGAAGTTAATTTAACCAACTTTAAAGTTGGCGGCTTTGCTGATGGATCAGGTATCACAATTATGGTTACAACTAAGCTTGACGATATTAAAGCTCCAGCTGGTAGAATTTTCTTGATTAAAGATGATGACGTAACTGTTAACATGAAAGAGGTCAAGTAAATGGCTGATAACCAAGTCACATTAGTTGAAAAAGATATAGCATTTAAAATTGCTAACCAGTTCCCTGCCTACTTTAGAGAACAGGGTCCTGAGCTTGTTGACATGGTTGAGCAATATTACAGATTTGTTGAAAGCGAATCTAACATGGGTGTTTATAACACTCGTAGAATGTTTGAATACAGAGATATTGGCACAACACTTTCAGACATGATTATTTTCTTTAAGAAGAAATACATGGCTGATCTTCCTAATATTGAAGACGATAAAACCGCAAGATTTGTAATTAGAAACATAATGGACCTTTATAGACGTAAAGGTACTGAAAGTGGTATTAAACTATTCTTTAGAATGTTTTACGAAGAAGACGTTGAAATTAAATACCCAGCAAAAAATATGCTCAAGCCATCTGACTCAAAATGGAGAACGGGTGCATTTTTGCAAATGTTTTCTAATAACGGTAGATTCTTTTCTCCTGATGGACAAACAGAATACTCTTATGCAGATCTTTTAAGCAAAGATATTTACGGCACAATTTCGCAAGCAAAAGCTATTGTTGATAAGATTAACTTTGTATATTTAAACAATACTTTAACTCCTATTATTTACTTAGTGGATGTAAAAGGTGAGTTTAGAAAGTACGACGATATTATTGCTAGATTTGGTGGCCAAGACATTAACTTTGGAAAGCTCAATGGATCTGTTGCTGGCATGGAAATTGATATTGAGTCACAATGGGCTACCGTTGGAAACGAAATTGGCGACATACTTAGAATAGAAAGTGAATATGGCGGTGGCGGTAAAGTTATCGTTACTGAGCTAGTTGAAGAATTTACTGGTACAATTAGGTACATATTAGAAGATGGCGGTTTTGGATATACTATTCCAAATACTAAAATTCAAACATCAAACCAAGTTGTTATTTTAGATAATTCAGATTTTAAATTTGAAATATTAGAAGTTTTAAGAGATAGCGCAGGTAACGAAGGCACAGTTATTGGACAAAACTCTTCTTCAGTTGGTGTTAAAATGGAGCCAGGAGAAGAGTTTGATAAAACGAGAGCTATTTCTACAAGAGATAGAGATACTAATATTACGTTGTTACCTTATGACATAGCAACAATGACAGGAGACATATTAAGTGTTTCACCTAAAAACGATTCTTCTCCTGGGCCATTGTATGCAAACACTGGTGACATTAATCATGCTAAAATTGAAGAATTAATAAACATTGAAAACATCGAACTAATCACAGATATTATTAATCCATTTAAAGATGTTCAATTAAATTCTTCAGATTTTAATACTGCATCTGCAGGCCCAACAGCAATGTCAGGAACTGCAAGCCCAGTAACATTAGCCACGCCAATGAATCAAGCGTTTGATTTAACTCCATTTGATATTGGTACTATTAAATCATTTGAAAATATAAATCCTGGCGAAGACTATGTTAATGATACGTTCACTCTTGTTATCGACGAACAAATGGCAGCATTTGAAAGATTTGACCAAGTGCTATTAGTTGATAATTTTAATGCTGGTTTCTCAGTTGGTGACACTGTATCTCAAGGACTTACAGGAACGACTGGTTTAATTACTAAAATTGATAATGATGCGCAAGCTCTTTACGTAAGGCCATATAGTTATTACGGGTTTAAGACCGGTGCAAGTGATGCTATCACATACAAAGGCAACACTTATGATTTGATCGCAGTTGAACGTGATTATACTTCTAAAAAGTTTGGTGAGAACGCGATTGTTAAAAATAGAACAGAGTTTTCACAAGGTAAAATTGCTGCAGTTTCGATACAAAATTCTGGCTTTGGCTATTTGAATGGTGAAACCGGTTACTTAATTGATGATGATGGAAGAAGAGTTGCCGAAGGTATACTTCAAGTTGATTCGCAGGGTATTACTGCAGGATTCTGGGGTAGTCGATCTTCACATATCAACGGTTATAGAACGAATCCCGACACAAATATTTTTGAATATTACGACAGTAACCAAAGAGTTCAAGATAGTGATTACTACCAAGAGTATTCTTATGATCTAAAGTCTACTGTATCACTTAATAAGTATCAAACAGTGTTAAAAGATACTATGCACCTTGCCGGAACAAAAATGTTCGGCAACTTCACGTACAAAAACTCAGTAGGCCCAACATTAAAACACAAGTTCTCAATAAGAGTGAAAGACGATTATATTGTAGGCGGTGCAGACATTGTAGGTCCAAACCAAGATGTCGGCGATCAAACGGTAAGATCTGATAGTGTTATTTACTCTGTAGATTCTATAAATATTACCGTAGACAACTCTTAGATAAATAACTATAAATTAAACAGGAGCTATCATGGCTAAGCAAGTTATCAATTATGGCCTAAACGAAAACGATGGTACAGGCGATGCGCTAAGAAATGCCATGATTAAAATCGTTTCTAATTTTGATGAATTATACAATTTATCTTTCAGCGGGAGTTATGACGATCTTACTGATAAACCAGTAATCCCAGCCGAATTAATAGATCTTGGAATAACAGATGGAAATGCTGGGCAGGTTCTTACAACAGACGGTGATGGCGGATTTACATTTGCTAATACCGCGGCTGGATATTTTAACTCAGATGTTGATGCACATTTAAATACAAGTACAGCATCAAATAACCAGATTTTATCTTGGACTGGTACAGATTACGATTGGATAAACGCAGCGTCTGGCGGCGGTATTGCATTAACAGATTTAAGTGTTGGTGCTGAAGGATCCGCTTCAGGTGATGGCAGCATTGCATATAATAATACAAACGGCGTATTCACTTATACACCACCAGT